TCCTCCATTGCTTTCTTCGTCTGTTCCATCCTCTTGGCGGCCAGCTTCTCCCTGCGTAACTTTTCAGCTGCAGCTTTCTTATCCTGCAATGCCTTATACTCTCCCGCCACCCTGTCATGCACCTTTTTGAAATTGTTTGGCATGTAGATAAACTTGTTATCTAGGTCGTATTTCAGTTCCCGGCACCACCCTATATATTCAAGCCAGTCATGTGCCATATTCTGTTTTCTCTCTATTCGTGGATCTGTTCTCTCTTTGTACCTGTTGTAGGAATAGCCCCACATGCAGGCATTCTTTTCTCCAATCGGGTATCTCTCACTCTCCTTGTCTATGTACCGGCAGAGCTTATGGAGCGATACCCTTCTATTCTTCTCCTTCAGAAGATCTGTGTTGCATTCAAAGGTTTCGTAAAATTCCTTTAACTGCTCCGGCTTCATCTGGATATCAAGCTGCTGTGCTACCTGCAACAGGCGGAGTTCGTAATGATTGCCGTCTATTGCCTGTAGTGTCCTCGTATTGACCTTATTCAGCCCTAAGATTTCATAGATAGTGTCAGCCTTATAATTGACCTTGCCCGTCATGTTCCCGCTGTAGTTGTAGCCTTTTACCACATCCTTCGCCAACTGGTTCAAGCCCATTTTGCAGAACCACTCAAGCTTCGGAAATTTCAGATAAATATCAATGGCATCCTCGTATCTGAAAGCCGTGGTCGGCATGTTCTGTGCCAGAATTTCCAGTGCGGAATACTTCATAGGTGTGTGTTCCCATGCCTCTGGAAGATTTCCGGGATATAAGATACACTCCATGCATGCGATATTTCCCTCGTCTGGAATCCAGCGCGAATTCCCCCTCTGGTGGTACACTCCCCATTCATAGCTTTCCTTCATCAGCTTTTCGCCGAAGAATGTGCAGAAACAGCGGCTGTACTCATGCATGGTTTCTTCAATGCGTTTCTTACATATGCTGCCTGTTATCATTGCGTCATTCTTTATGTGTCTCCATGCTTTGAAGTACCGGAGTAAGAAACCTTCCTCCTGCCGATCCACATATATGAACCATCTTTCATCTGCTATCTGGCATGGCATTTTTCCTCTTGCCTTATATGTCACTCTGCTTCCGCAGAAAGGACATTCCCCCTTTTCATTGTTCCGAAGTCTTATCCTGCTCCGGTCAACGATTCCTGTCTTCTGGCAGTGCGTACACTCAAATTCAGCCTTTCCCTTGGATGTCTCTTTATAAATTCCGTACCGGCTGAAACTCATGCCCTGCTCCCATACCCAGTCGGTAAAATCCTGTGAAGGCTCTCCTATCGGCTCCATCCGCAGATCAATCGGCGCAAGGACTTTTCTGTGCTTCTCTGCCAGTCGTTCTGCCTTGACCTTGTCTTGGAATCTGTCAATAGCATTCCATACGTTCTCGTCAGTTTCTTTGCGGTAAGCCTTGAAAAAGTTCTCCATGATGCCCTTGTCCTCTGCTGTCCAGATAAACACCTTTGGAATGTGTTCGCTTTTCCATGTTTTTTGATCCCATTTGTACTCCCACAGCCGGAAACCCTGCATATTATCAAATGCAGCTGTAAGCCATTTAACCTTTGACTGTGACAGGTCCTGCGTGATATAATCATCACTCGACAGAAATGTCCTAAATGCTGCTTCCGTTTTTCCTTTTTTGAGCTTCGACACCTCATAGAAATTCAGAAGCAGTATTTTGTTATCATCAACCAGCTCCGCAGTCACAATGTGCTCCATTCCGTCCAGTCTATCTGCCATTTCAACCATTTCTGCTGTTGCCTCTGGTCTAGGCAATGCAGACAGCTTTCTTTTTTCCATCGTACATCCCTCCTTACAGGCCCATCATTGAGAACAGATCCATCTGCCCTTCAAGTTCATTCGACCTCTTCTTAGGAGCTTCTTTTTTCTCCGGCTCTTTCTTCGGTTTGTCCGCCTTTGCTTCCGGTTTCGGAGTTTCCTTGGCCGCCTTATCTTTTCCAGCTGTCTCCGCCTTTTTCTCAGCACGCTTCTTCATGCCGTCCAGACGCTTCTGCTGATCGGCTTTCTGTTTCTTTTCTCTCTCCTTGGCTTCCACAGCCTTTTTCTCTTCAAGAGCCTTATCATCCAGTCTGTAATAGTCCTCTGCCCATTCGTAGACTACGGAATCCTTTACCATGGCACAGTTTCCACTCTTGAGCTTTCGTGCCTGATCCATGATGTACTTGAAGCACTTCTCCCAGGTCTTATGCGTCTGGCATACCGCATCAGCCAATGTCTCCGACTCTTTGCACCGGTCAATCATGTGTGACAGGATAGGCTCGGCATAGCCTTCCTTTGCCTTTTTCAATTCTCCCTGCAGCTTTGCAACAGCTCCATCGATGCCCTTTGCTGTCGGCTCAGGATCCGTTTTTTCTTCCTCTCCACCATTTTCAGAAGCCTCCTGCGTTTCAGTATCGTGAGTTTCCTCAATATCCTGGCCGCAAGAATCATCGCCCGGTTCATCACCTTCTGCTTCCTCTGCTCCTGCCTGCTCTTCCATTGCCTTCTGCACTTCTTCCGGTGTCGGATCAGGAACATTCCCTGTCACAATATCCGCAAGGGAAGTCTTCCCCATATACACAGCCTCGTCAAATGCCTGTTTCTCAATCCCTGCAATGGCTCTTCCAATCTCTGACTTCGGCTCTGTTTCATCCAGACTTTCCATTGCCTCGTATTCCTCTTTGAGCCTGTCATTCGTAACATCAAACAATGTGTTACCGTCTGCATCATAGAATGCGGTTACAGTATCTCTTTTTAGAACCTTGTAAGTCGTGCTCCCGACCTCCAGCTCGCAGTTCTTTTCTTCTGCCGGATATCCCTTTTCCAGATACTCCAAAACTGCCTTGCTCCACTCAAATTCATAATCTCTGTTGTCTCCTGATGCGTAATGCACCACTGTCCTACTTGTTCCCATAGGTTTCCTCCTTTTTGTCAAAATCGAAGAAGAATACATATTCATCCTCTTTCTGTTGCTCCGCCTCTGGTAGAGGCATTAGTCTTTTCATGTTTTGTATAAATATCCGCATCTGCCACCTGTTAGAGTAGTAGAGCGGTGTGTACCAGAACTCCTGTCCTTTCTGTTCGTCCGGTTGTAATACCGAGCCTACAACAGGATTTACAATCGTGTCGGCTATGCAGATATATCCGGCACATCCAAGCAGTGACAGCTGAATGTAGCACATCTGGCCAACCACTCTGTCAATGTCCTGTCCTACGAAAAGAACCTTTTCCTGATAATTTATCCCTCGTTCCTTGAATGTGTTTGCAGCGGATATCAGCGTTGCACCTGCTCCGCATGCCGGGTCCGAAACTGCTATGTAATCCCTGTCCTCTGCCTTGCTTCTGACGGTGTCCCCGATTGTTATAAGGGACATCATTTTGCAGACATCATACGGAGTAAAGAATTGTCCATGCCAGTGACTTCCAAGATTGAGCTGCATATACAGCTTTCCGAGGAAATCCTGATCCGGATTGTTTTCTAATGCCATCGTTACAATGGCGAACAGCTTTGCCGGTATCTCTACATCTCCGCCAAGTTCCTTGATGCACCTCTCATATTCTTTTTCCCTGTCAGCTTTCCTTTTGGGGTTGGTCTCAAATACATTTGCAATCGTGCAAGCCATTGCCGACATAAGATCTGACCATACCTGCCATGCCGTTCTGCTGTAGCACAGATGACTGAACAGGTCTAAGAATTCCTTTTCAGTGCCCTTTATTTCATCATTCGTTTGTACCGCCACCCATCAACCGCCTCCTTACTGCTTCAAATTGTCGCGCTCTTTCCTCACGCTGTTGTGGTGTCAGCTCTTTCCTTTCCGGAGCAACAGTCTGTTCTATCGCAGGAGGTTCTCTGGCTTCAATCCGGGGAGCATACTGCTGTTGCAGCATCAGCTTTTCATTTGATATAAAATCCGGTAACATATTGCTGTTGACCGCTTCCCTTGCCTTTGCCTCATACGCTTCTCGGAAGTTGGCTCTGTCTGCTGTCGGATTTTCGCTCTGGCACAGCCTGTTCCATCCGAGGTTTTTAACCACCGATACTGTCAGATCGTCCATCAAGGCAAATGCTTCCTGCGGGTGATACCATCCATACTCCGACATTGCCCTCTGGACCACTCCCCATGCCTCGTCAAAACCGAGGACAGGAGGCTTGCACCTTTCCATACACAGTTTTCTGATTTCTGCAATGTTAGGAGGATAAACGCTTGTGCTTATGTGCTCCATAACCGCATTCTCAACGACTTTCCCGTTGAGGTCTTTCAGCATCCGGTACCAGAACTCCATTGATGCATCATCAGCCATTATCTTTGAAG